AATAGTATAGAAAGTTACAATCAACCTAGCACATGGATGAAAAATGCAAGAGTAGAAAATAGATACGACCTATTTAACTTAGAGTTAAATGAATTAGAGAAAGTATTTATGAAGAATGAAAGAGAGATAGAGAACGAGTTAGTGGAACAACAACAGCAAATATTTCCTTCAAAGGAATATATAGAATGCAAACAGAATTTTGAATTAACATCGATACCTAAATTAAATAAATTTAGAGGCTTCAGTATATTTAATAGACTCGATAAATATGTACCGACTATAGACTATTACGAGTTATTATTCTGTATCCCTGCTAATGTCACTATGAGTAAAAATAAAACTGAAAGCTTAGTAATAATTAATAATGAACATCCTTACTGGCAAACAGGTAATAACTACTCAGAGTTTATAATAAACGATGATTTCTTAACAAGAATATGAAGACTATAGGATTTTACACACCTTACAAACATCTACCAAATTTTAAAGAGTTTGTTGAATCTAAATTTATTTGTAGAGAACTAACAGGACCGATTCCGGAAGATGTAGATTATCTTTTTTGTGCACCAAACTATGCTAGATTTACAATCACAGATAAACATATAGAAGGAACAGGAGTCAAAGCTATACTAACCCCGTCAACAGGCCGTAATCACATCGATGTTACATCTATACCTGTTTACGATATATTTCGAAGTAAAATATTAAAAGAGATTTACTCAACAGCTGAACATAACCTTTACCTTTGCTTACAAGTAGTTAGACAAGTTCCTCCTATTATAGAACTTAGAGATTTAACTTTAGGTATTATGGGATATGGACGTTTAGGTAAGATGCTAAAAAGAATAGCTAAACCTTTATTTAAAGAAGTCCTAGTGATGGATATAAATAAAACAGATGAAAGCTTCTATGACAAAGTAGATATGTTAAGCATTAATATCAACCTTACCCCAGAAAATGAAAATATAATAAATGCTAATTTTATAGGTAAATTTAAAAAAAGTATCTATATTGTAAATACAGCAAGAGGTGAAGTAGTTGATGAATCAGAATTAGTCAGACAAATTAATTTTGGAAAAGTAAAAGGATATGCAACCGATGTAGTTAAAGAAGAACATACAGCTAGTAGATCCTTTCTTACTATTATAGATCACCCTAAAATTTTCATTACACCTCATGTTGGCGGAACAGCATTATCAGCACAAGAAAAAGCCTATAGAGAAATTTTAAATAGCATATTATGAAAGCACATTGGTCTCAATTTACTAAATATACTGATGTATTTAAATACATTCAAAAGTATAAACCTAAGTTAATTGTGGAGTATGGAGGCGGGCAGAGTACATTTTATATTAATCAATTACTAGATGAATTAGATTATGGCGGTAGAGTAGTAGCTTTTGAGTCAGAAAAGGAATGGATGAATGATCATATCGAAAAAGGATTTAATCGACACGGTAGTATACACTTAGTCCCTATTACCATGCAATGTAACATTAAAGGGCATTTAAGGTACGAACACTCTTTAGAAGGATTAGAAAAAGTAGATTTTATAATTTTGGACGGACCTGATTACAAAACTTACCCTGTTGTAGGAGGTACCCCAAGTAATTTAACAACGAATATAGATGATTTAGTAGAGATTAAGGGAGAACCTATACCGTATTTTATAGACGGAAGAAGCGGGTGCGTAAACTACTACAGAGCCAAATACCCTACAGAATATCACATAAAACAGTTAACTAGAGAATGAGAATTATCGCTGAACTTTGCCAAAACCATAATGGCAATCTAGATATATTAGAGCAGATGGTAAAGGCAGCATCTGAAAGCTGTGATATTGTAAAAATTCAAACCATACTTGCCGATAGTTTATCCAAAAGAGAACAGTATGAAAGCTTTAGACCTTATGAAGGTGAATATAAAAGACTAAAAGGATTAGAACTATCAGAAGAAGACGAAAAATTCTTTATAGATAAATGTAGAGAGTACGGTGTTGAACCTATGACTACTCTATTTTCAAAAAATCAGATAGAAAGATTTAATCGCTTGGGATATAAAAAGCTCAAGATATCTGGGTATTCTATGAGAGCGTTTGATTACGGGAAAGCATTAAAAGATATTGAGTTTGATGAACTATTCTTTTCTAATTCAAGTATGAGTCATCCTGAAATGAAGCGAACAGTCATTAATCTTAAGCAGATGGGTATTAAATTTACTATGCTACAGTGTACTTGCATATACCCTACACCGTTAGAAAAAGCTATGCTTCAAAATATTCCTTTCTTAAAACAAGAACTAGCATTAGATAGTATAGGTTATAGTGATCATTCTAATCCTTATGAAGATGGGTTATTGATACCTAAGTTAGCTATATTTTCTGGAGCTGATATATTAGAGAGACATTTTACTATATTAGATGAAAAAGATACTAGAGACGGTAAAGTATCTATAACTCCTGAGATGGCTAAAGAACTTAAAGAATTTAGCCTTAGAGTACCTTTCCAGCAATACTGGAGATTAAATGAATTTAACGAAGAACAAAAATTTAACCATGAATACTACAGAGGAAGGTTCGTATAAGATACCTGCAGAAGACCTAGAAAGAATTAATAAATTTTTAAAAAATAAAGAGTTATTAAAGAATGAACTAGGTATTATAAAACTATCCCAATTAGAATTGGAAGAAAGAGAAAATAACGCTAAGCTGTTTAGAAAAGAGCTTTTAAAAGAAGAAAGTGAAATATCTAAAAAATACGGTAATGGGGTGTTGAATACTGATGAAGGAACCTTTGCTCCTAATAGTTAAGTTTGCCTCTTTTTATACATATTTATATATACGAATTCTACACTTAAGTGGCAAATAGTTTTCGGTACTTTATTCATATTTATAATAGATAAAACACTTTAACATAAATTAACATGGCAGAAACTTTACTCTCTCCCGGTGTATTAGCAAGAGAAAATGATATCTCAGCTATTGCTCCTCTACCAGTTGAAGCCGGCGCTGCAATTATTGGACCAGCCGTTAAAGGTCCAGTAGAAGAACCTACCTTAGTAACATCTTATGGTCAGTATCAAAGAATCTTTGGTACTACTTTCGAATCTGGATCTACTAAACAGGAGTTTATTACTTCTATTGCTGCAAAATCTTACTTTAATCAAGGAGGAAATTCTCTATTAGTAACCAGAGTAGTTAGCGGTTCATTCTCACAAGCTCAAAACACAGCAATTTCAGCAGCAACAGGATCGATCACTACTGCACCATTTAGTTTAAAAACTATTGGTAAAGGTGTGATTTACAACAATACTTCTGGTTCTGTTTACAATTCAGGATCACTATTAGATGAAAACTCAGATGGTTCGTTAAAATCAGGTTCAGCAGATAACCTTAGATGGGAGATCTCTAACATTAATAATGCAAAAGGAACTTTCAGTCTTTTAGTACGAAGAGGAGATGATAGCACTAAGCAAAAAATTATATTAGAAACGTTTAACGATTTATCTTTAGATCCTAACTCAGGAAATTATATTGAGAGAGTAATTGGTAATCAATATAAAACTAAGTCAACAGATGGAGATGTAACATATATCGATACTGTAGGCGAGTATCCAAACAGATCTAACTACGTTTACGTAAGTGGAGTAAATAAACTACTAAACTATGTAGGAACTGATGGAATAACTATAGGTTCTAACGCTGACGGTCCTTACTCTAGCTCACTACCTTCAGTACAGTCTGGTTCATTCTATGGTGCTACTGGAAAACTTGTAAATAACATATCAGGAAGTGGTGCAGTGGATAACTACTTTAAAGATATCGATAATATCGGTAGTCAAGGAGTACCAGCAACAGTTTATGCTGATTCTATCTCAATCTTAGAGAATAAAGATGAATATGTATTTAACATTATTTCAGCACCTGGATTATTATACGACTTTGGAAGTCATAAAATTCAATTAGATTCAATTATTTCCTTAGCAGAAACAAGAGGAGATTGTATCGCAGTAATTGATTTAGAGCAGCATGGAGCTACAGTATCTAATACAACTGCAGCAGCAGCAACAGTAAATAGTTCTTATGCAGCTTCTTACTGGCCATGGTTACAAACTCAATCAGCTACAGGAAGAAACGTATGGGTTCCAGCTTCAACAGTAATTCCAGGAGTATACGCATTCTCAGACGGAGTATCAGCTCCATGGTTTGCTCCAGCAGGTCTTACTAGAGGAGGTATTCCTAACGTAATTCAAGCAGAAAGAAAATTAACAAGAGGTCAAAGAGATACTCTATATGCAGCTAATGTTAACCCAATCGCTACATTCCCAGGAAGTGGAATTTCAGTATTCGGTCAGAAAACATTACAGAAACAAGGTACTGCCTTAGATAGAGTAAATGTAAGAAGATTGTTAATCGACCTTAAGAAATTTATTGGAGATGTTTCTCAAACATTAGTATTCGAACAAAATACTACTTTAACACGAAACAGCTTCTTAGCAAGAGTTAATCCTTACTTAGATTCAGTAGTACAAAGACAAGGTCTTTATGCTTACAGAGTAGTAATGGACGATACTAATAACACAGCAGACGTGATCGATAGAAACTATTTAGTAGGTCAGATTTATATCCAACCAGCTAAAACAGTTGAATTCATTGTACTAGATTTTACAATCGAACCAACAGGAGCTACTTTTACGGCATAATTTAATAACAAGATATTTATAATAAAGCAAATATAAAATGGCAGTATTAGATCCTAACGAAATAATGTTTAGAGCTTTTGAGCCCAAAGTTCAGAACAGATTCATAATGATTGTAGATGGTATTCCATCATTTATGATTAAAGGTGTTTCTGCTCCATCTTTTGAGGACGAAGAAGTAAAACTAGACCACATCAACACATATAGAAAAATTAGAGGTAAAAGAGAGTGGCAGAATATGGACATGACTTTATATGATCCAATCACACCTTCTGGAGCTCAAGCAGTAATGGATTGGGCTAGACTTTCTTACGAATCTGTAACCGGTAGAGCTGGATACTCTGACTTCTATAAAAAAGATATTACTTTAAATATCTTAGGGCCTGTAGGAGATATCGTATCTGAGTGGGTGATTAAAGGAGCATTTATTACTTCTATGTCACAAGGTAGTTTTGATTGGGGTACTTCTGATGCAACTGAGTTAACTATTTCAGTAGCGATGGATTACTGCATCTTGAATTACTAAGATAAATAATATAGTATACTAAAGCCCGGTTAATCCGGGTTTTTTTATTTATGAAAATAGCAGTTATAATAATAGGTCGTATAGAAGAGCAGTACCAACAACTAAACTTACAGTTACTGCAAGGATGTGATATCTTTATTCACTCAGATATCGAAAATCAACAATTAGCCCTTCAATATAATCCTAAATTTTTAAAGCTTACAGATTCTACCTATTTAAATCAAACCGTAGAGCTTTTTATAGAACAATATTCTCATTTAATAGATAAAGTAAGAGAAGAAACTGACCAAGAAAAACCCTTCAGGCATAATTTTGAAAGAATAGTTCAATGGAAAAGATTAAATGAAGTATTGATTGAAAATAAATTTGAAGAATACGATTATATTCTTAAATGGAGAGTAGATCTTAATAAATTTAATATTGATACTGAACTTTCAGAAATAATTAAAAAGTATAAAACGGTTAAAAACTATATTTCAAGTATTGAGTTGAATAAAAGTTGTATATATACCTATAAAGATTTTTTATTTTTATTTGTTCCATCAAAGAGCTATGCTGTAGACGTATATAATAATATAGAAGACTATATTGGTGTAAAAGAAGATAAATTTACGTACGATATTGATATTCTAGAGCAGTGCGACACTGAAGGAAAGTTTAAATGTGCAAATTTTACATGGTTAACTCCTAAAAATAAACTATTTTCTCATGTATTTACTAGTGAGACTGCTATGATTATACATTGTTTAGTAAATAAAGTACCTTTAAAAAACATTTTCAAAGGGTTGTATTCATAATTTTTTATTCATATATTTATATGAAAGACTAGTTTTATAATAAAATTTATGGCAACAGAAAACAAATTTCCAACAGAGATTGTAGAATTACCTTCAAAAGGACTTCTTTATCCTAAAGAATCTCCTTTATCTTCTGGTACAGTTGAGATGAAGTATATGACTGCAAAGGAAGAAGATATTCTTACTAATCAAAATTACATTCAAAACGGTACTGTTATTGATAAACTTTTACAGGAACTTATTGTAGATAAAAAAGTTAATTATGGAGACTTATTAACTGGAGATAAAAATGCATTATTGGTAGCTGCTAGAATCCTTGGGTACGGTAAAGATTATCAATTTAATTATGCCGGGGATACCGTTACAGTTGATCTTGCTGAGCTTGATAATAAGACGTTAAATGAAGAACTTTTTAAAGAAGGTAAAAACCAATTTAGCTTTAAATGTCCTACAACAGGAACTCTTCTTACATTCAAACTTTTATGTCACTCTGACGATGTTAAAATAGATAACGAAGTAAAAGGACTTAAAAAGATTAATAAAAATGCTTCTCCTGAATTATCCACAAGACTTAAACATATGATCACCTCAGTTGACGGTAATGAAGAGTCTAAAGAAATAAGAGATTTCGTAGATAATAGATTTTTAGCTAGAGATTCTAGAGAACTTAGAAAGTATATAGCAGAAATTCAACCAGATGTAGATCTTAAATTTTACCCGGACAATGGGCCGGAGGAAGGAGTGGAGGTCCCTATCGGGATCAACTTTTTTTGGCCTGACGCCTGAGTATAGATTAGACGTATTTAACGTCATACATAACATAGTATTTCACGGAAAAGGTGGCTTTGACTGGCATACAGTATATAATATGCCTATATGGCTGAGAAACTTTACCTACAGGAACATACAAGAATTTTATCAAAAAGAGAAAG